ACAGTTTCTAATCTTCCAACAACATTAGTTCCACATATAGTATCTATTATTGAACCTAAAAACTTAACTTTATCTATTAAAAAGTTTATAAAATTTGCAAATAGATGAGCTACAGCACGAATAGGATGTTTAAAAACATTGGCAAAAAATTCAGCTATACTAACTCCTAAATTATAGATAGATACAAAAGTTTGTGCTAATTTATTCCAAGTAGCAGCAATTATATTATAGATTAGTCCACCCATCCAATAGAACACTCCAACAATAATACCTGTTGCAGAGACTGCTTTACCTGTAATTTTGTTAAATACTGCCACAACACCATATATAGCTGCAATAACTAAAGCAATTCCAGCTATAATCCAAGTAATTGGACAGGTTAAAATAGCTAGATTAAGTCCTGTTTGTGCAGCAGTAGCTTGTGCTAAGGCTACACTAACTGCCCCTAACATTGTTTGTTTTGCAAGAAGTGCTAAATTGTAAATAGTAGCAATACCTGATGCAATAGCTGTTTTTACTGCTATAAATCCCATAACTAATTTATATGCTGTTAGTAATCCTAAGACTGTAACTAAAATTGGTTGAATAGGTCCCCATATTTCATAGAGGACAGTTCCCACCATAGATATACCTTTTATAAGCCAATTTATCATAACAAAAGCTTTATTTATAAAAGATGAAACTCCATCAATAAAACCTTGAAACCGTTCACTATTAAAAATACCACTCATAGTACTACTAATACTCATAAATGAATTAACAGCATTACTTTTTATTTGAGTAACAACATCTCCAAATGTCATTGGAATTGAATTAAATTTAGTATTAATTTCATCTGACATTTCAAATACTGCATTCTTTATTACATCAGATGTAATCAATCCCTCTTTACTCATATCTTTTAATTCTCCTATAGACTTTCCTGTATATTTACTAATTGCTTGAGCCAATAAAGGAGCATTTTCCATAATACTTCTAAATTCATCTCCTTGTAATTTTCCAGAAGCCATCGCTTGAGTTAATTGATACATTCCTGATGTTTGCTCGGAAGTTGTTGCTCCTCCAACTTTAAAAGATTTAGCCATTAATTCAGAAAATTTTACAGTCTCCATATTGCTGTTAAATGCTTGTGGAGCTAATAAACCTAACTTAGAAACTACACTCGCTGTATCTAAGAAACCTGCTCTTGAATTTTTAGCAGATTGAAATATAGCTTGTTGTAGTTGCTCAGTTGTTTGTTTTCCATCATTTATCATATTTAATCTTGCTGTTGTTTGAGAAATATTATCTGAAACATCTAATCCTATTTTTACAGATTGGATTCCAGCATAAAGCCCTAAAAAACTTTTTATCTTTGAAAATAATGAGTCTGCTTTATTTACCCCTTGATTTAGAGATTTATTAAAATTATTCTGCTCAGCTGTATTATTTTGAATCCCTAATTGAATATTTCTTTCTATTTCACTTAATTGTGCTCCAGCTTGTACTATCATAGTTTGAGCATTAGCTAATCTACTGGTATCAATACTAACATCTATATTGTTAACATTTTGTAAAGCAGTAATAGTTGTATTTATAGCCCCAACGATATTATTTAAAGGAGTGGACATTGCATCCATAAGCATTATAGAACCTTGTATCGTTGACATTAATCCACCTCCATTATTTCTTACTAGCTTCTTTTTCAGCTTGAATTCTTATCTGAATACTTGCCATTATAAATGCTTGTTCTTCCTTTGGAAGTTCCAAAAACTTACTAGGCAATATATGGAACTTGTGGAGGCAATAGTAAAGGATATTAGCCTCACTATCGCCCCCATTTATTAGTTTTTTGCTTCTTCAGTTAAATCTTCAAGTGTTTTAAATCCATTGATTTTTTGAACTTCTGAAAATAAGTCTTGAAACTCTCCTGGAAGTAACATAGCTGTCAATAAGTCAGGCTTGTTTTTTACTCCATAGCTATCTTGTAATTCTTGATTTTGTAAATCTGGAAAGACAACACAAGCAGCAATTAGCATAGAAGAATACTTATTAGAATCTAATTGAGGGAATAATTGTCCTTTTTTTCCTTTTAATTCTTTAATTTCAGTATTAGCTTCTCTTAATATTTGATCTTCCTGTGCTGTTAAAGGTCTTATTTCCCATTCAACAACTTTTCCATCTTCATCTTTAAATCTTTCAGAAACTGCTACTTTTTTATTTTCTTTTTGTACTGCATTTTGTTTTAAGAATACTTCTATATTTGTCATTTTTCATCACTCCTTATATCATGCCTTCTAAAATATTAAATGGATTCTTAACTATAAATTTCTCAAAAGTAAACTTTATTTCTTCATCTAAATACTCTGCTCCAGCATCAAATTTAGATAAGATTCCACCATCAGTATTGCAACCTTGGTAAAGGATAGTTTGTCTACCAGCTTTTGAAGTGGGATCTTCATTAGAAACTTCTATTTCAAAGAAAATATCCTCTCCAGTATTTTGATACTTTTCCAATAATTCTCTAAAAATTGGAGCATTATAGTGAACTGTCATAGTTCCACTACCTTTACCACCAACAGATTTATTTCCTTTACTTACTTTACCTAAAATAGGTACTTCAGTTTTTGTTTTTTCGTAACTTGCTTCAAATTTAATTGCTGTCATTAAATTATATCTTTTTCCTTCTAATGTAACATAGCATTCGCCTAAGCTACCTGATACAGCATCTTTAGCATTCATTGTTATCATATCTGCCATTCTCTATCTACCTCCTATTGAACAATAACTGTCATATAAAGAATTTCCATACAATTTACAGGATTAACTGGATCCGTAACAACTACTGATTTTTTAGTTAAACCTTTCTCAACTTTAACTTTTTTAGGATCAAAATCTTCAAGTGCTTCTATTCTTTCAAGTTCTTGATGATGTGCAACTATGTCTTTCCATAATCCTTCTCTTCCAGGATTATTATTTCTGCTCTTTCCAGAATGTTTTCTGTTAAACATTAAAGCGATATCATTTCCTATTTGATCTAAAATTCTTATAGTTTGATTTGATTGGAAATCATCATTTTTATAAATAGTTATTGATGTATAACTATTTATATCAGTCAACACATATGGTTCTCCAACATTGTTATGAAATAATAATTGTCCTGCTTTTATTCCATTTATTAATTCAGATTGAGTAAACTTAGTATCAACTATAAAATCTCCGTCATATTTTGTATTTGTTAAAGTTGCATTTACTTCACAACTTGCTTCAGCACCTGTTAACCAATAAACTAATGATTGTTCTGGAGCTCCTTCATCTTTAACTTTATTTTGCAGATTTATTACTCCTTCATAATCTGCTGCATATCTATATACAACACATTGAAGTTTAACACCAACTTCATCTCTCATTCTCTTAGTCCATTGAACATATAACTTCTTTATTACTTCATCTTTAGAAGTACATCCAATAGTATTGAAAGAATAAGATTCAGCTAAATCTAAAAACTTTTGATGTTCAGCACCAGTTACAGTAGTTAAGTTAGCCCCATTTGATAATTTAGTTCCAGCAGTATCAGTAAGCTGAGCTGCTTTTTTAAATGTAACATAATCATTATCAATTAATTCAGAAGCATTGGCAACAGTCTGAGCATCTACTTTCTTTGCTCCTAACATAGTAATAACATCTTTTTTACTAGGTTCATCTATATTAGTCTTAACTATAATAGTTATGTCATTCCCTCTTGTTCCACTGTATTTAGCAGTCGCATAATCATTATTTGCTTTAACACCATTACCATTTAATCTATAAAGATAAACAGTTTTAGCTTTCATAAATAAATCTCTTAAAGGTTTCATTTTTTCATCTGTATAATCATATCCAAAAAGTTTCATAGTATCTTTTTGAAAATCACTATTTTCAACTTTAAAAATGTCGCCATCTACTCCCCAATCAAGTTCAGTAGCAATAGCAGCAAAACCTCTATCAGATATATTTACTGTTGCTCTTGAAGCAGAAACGAAGTTTATATATGCTCCTGGTAAAACTTTATTTTGAGTTAAAAAAGTTCCTCCACCATTCATTATTGAACCTCCTTATTCATAAATTCTTCTATAATTTCATCTATCTTTGAAAAACTATATTCTTCATCATCTTTTAATAAAACATTCAATATATCTTTTCTATTGGAATATTTTTTACTTGTGATAATTTGTTCTTTTGAATATAGAATTTCATCATCTTTTTTTGTTTTAGTTGCCATTAGTCCCTCCTATCTGGTTTTACATCTGTTTTTAATTCTTCCATAAATGGTTCTTCTTCTCCTACTTTTCTTACAAATGGTTTGAAAGTTATAAAGTAATGAAGATTTCCATCTATAAACTGTGAATTTCTATCTAAACCTCTTAATAAATCCCCTTCTTCAGTTTTAATAACTTCCAAAATATTATTTAATTTTTGGGCCATTTCCATTAATTCCCAATTGTCATCCTCATTCTTAGGAAAATATTGAATATCCAAGTCTATTTTTTGTTTATATCTATTTCCTAATACTTGTTTTTCATTAGGATTTAATAGCTGAATAAAAAAGCAAGGCTCTTCAAAACCTTGCTTAATCTTATTTACATATATTTCTACTTCTGGAAATGTTTTCTCAAGAGTATTAGATATAGCACTTACTACTCTACTTAGCATTACCAAACACCTTCTTCAATATACTATCTAATTTCTTTTCTAATATAGCATCCATATTTTCTTTTATTTCATTCTCTGAAATAGTTAACATAAATCTACCAGGAACCCAAGCTCTTTTTAACTTCTTTCCAAGTACAGGGACAAATCTACCTGGTGTTTGCCTGTGCCCATACTCAACATAAGAAGCATAATGGGTAGGATTTATAACTTCAACTGAATATATATTACCATTTTTAAAGACTTGACCTATTGTCCAGTTTCTTCTTAAATTTCCACCCACTTTTCTATTAGCTGGAACTTTTTTCCACTTACCATCAACTAATTTAGTTGTTTGAGTTAAATGACTATAATCTCCAACTGGTGTTCTAAAAATTACTTTTCTTAATAATAAAGCCCCTAAAGATTTTACAAGACTTGCCATTATTTCAGCTTGATTTTTTTGTATATTTTCTAAATTCTTTTTCATTACTTCTAATCCAGCTATATTAATTTTTACAGCTTGTCCCATATTAAGCTCCTTTATTATCAGTTACTAAAATGACTTCTTGATGTACTGAATATATAGCAGGGATACCTGAAGCTTTATAAGTTTTAGATACCCCATTTCTAGTTACAACTATTTTTGAATTCTCTTTTATTTCTACTTTATTTGAAAGAAATAATTTTATAACTTGATTTGTTATAGCTATTGAAGGAGTTTCACTTGTAGAAGATATATTTTGAAATGAAATTCTACAAGGAATATTTTCTTGAACTAAAATTTCTTTAAACTCAGTTGTTTTAGTTTTAGGATCTTTTACTTTTTCAAAATTATAAATACTACAAGTATCTCTCCATAACTTTTGTAAATTTCTTACCATTGTAATCTCCTATATCTATATAGCTCATTATCTTTACCAATCAATAAATCATTTAGCATAAACTCAAATAATTCCTCAGGTGTTTTTACTGTGTCCGAATAAGTTTCAGTTGTATCCCCTTCTTTAATAGATTTTAAA